AAATCTGATTAAGTTGCTTAGTTTAAGTTGATCTGAATAGCTCAGGATCATGAATTCAGTTGTACGTGTGTACTTGTAGCCGTGCTTAGTTGCTAATTTGTAAGCTAGATTTTGTAATTGCATAGTTGTTTATTTTAGATTCATTATTATTATCAATTGTACTTCGTATTCGTTCTGTAAGTGTATAGCATTTTTGCTTGCGCTTAAAGCGGCCTATGTTAGGCTCGCTTCAGCATCTTGAAATTCTTTTGAATTTTCATCAATTTCAATATTTTCAATCTTAGCTAAATGTCTGACATTACTTGGCATATCAGTTGATTGCGACCAGTATTGTCTTTTAATCCAACATGGCATTATAGATAGCTTTGGAAGCATAACGTTTAGAACTTCGTCGTGATTGTAAGTTACTTTCTGATTTTTATTGTTGATGAAAGTTATAACTTGATTTCGGCCTAGCCAATTTTTTCTGACTACAAAGTTAGCTCGTTCGATCGGCGGATAGATTAAAGCCAATTCAGCAGTTGATAATTTAGCGATTGCTTGTTGTAATAATTCTTGATTGTTCATAGTTGTTTAATTTAAGTTATTTGTTATTTACATTAATATTATCAAAGTCTGTTCGTATCTAGACTGTAAGAAGTTGTATAGCATTTTTTATTCAGTATAATTATTTATTATAAATTCTAGCCAATCGATCTGATTATTATTATCGTTCAGTATTCCGTAATAATCAGCTATCTGATCTTCCAGTTCTATATCTAGATTATATCTGTTATCTGATTTTAATAAATTTAATAATTCTGTTAATTCTGTTCTGTTTAGCATAGCTTTATTTATTTTATATTATTATTTATATTCAATTATATTATCAAATACTGTCCGTATTCAGACTGTAAGGAAATGTATAGCATTTTATTTATTATTCTTCAGAATATTTATTTGTTGTAATATATCTTCTAACTCGTCGGATAATTGTTCATAACCACCGACTTTATCTATCTCATCAAATATTAGTTCTTGAAGTTGGATCAACTGTTGTCTGTTTATTTCTATAGTCATATTATATTATATTTAGTTCTATTAATATTGATTCGATTATATCTTCTTCCAAGAATTGATCTTGGTCATAGTCTAGTTTTAATAATTCTATTTGATTTTTGATTTGATCTAATTGACCTGGATATTTGTTTAGTATTAATTGATCTATTCTATTCATGATTTATTTATTTATTAGTTATTATTTATATTCATTATTATTATCAAATACTAGTCGTGTTCAGACTGTAAGAAGTTGTATAGCATTTTTATATTAATTTATATTTTAATAAATTTCTAGTCAAAACTTTGTCTACAAATTCTAAGTCTGATTTGTCAATATATAATATATTTTTAGAAGTTCTAATTGTGAAATTTAATTTATTAGAATTAATTAATAATTGATAGATTGATTTTTTGAAGTTTTGATTGAACTGAAGTTTGATCATTTTATTTATTTATTTAGTTGTTTATATTAGTTTCTTTATTCATATATATTATCAAATTGACCTCGTGTTCAGACTGTAAATGCTATACACAAGCTCCGCTCGCAAGCTCGCACGGACCCGGCTGCCAATTCCATCTAGTGGAGTAAAAAGATCCCGTTTAAGGGACCTTATTCCGTTATGTTAATTCATCACAGGATCGAATGCTCCTGAGTCGATCAGCGCCCAGTAGTGTGCTCCTTGACGTGTCTTGGACCAGTCACACATACCGTTGATCTCAGCGTTAGTGTTTATGCAATGTTGCACGTGGTCGTGCCCGAATTGCCACCTTGATTCCTCGATCATGTCGAGTCTCGTTTGCGGATGTAAATCATTTATTCTTCTCATGCGATATATTCGTTTAGTTGGTTTAATTGTTCTTCAGTTAGGCTTGATCTCCACGCTTGGGCATAGACTTCATCTTCTTGGCATAGTAATTCTAATTCTTCTTCTGACATTTTGTAGTATTTATTTGTTACATATATATTATCAAATGTACTTCGTATTCGTCTTGTAGGGATTTGCTATACACGCTGCGCGTCGCTCCGCTCCGTTATCGTACGTAGACCATAGCCCCGTTATACGAGCACACACACCACACGTAACGTATCATAACACCAGATCATAACAAACGCACAGCAACATAACATAACAATCACACGTCAGCTAGTAGTAGCTAGTACTTGTGCCAGGAAAGCCAGAACCGTTCACGGGAACAACCAGGAAAGTCGAAACGATACGCCAAAACTCGAGAAATATCGGGGGACCCGGCAAAATGAAATGCAATTCCGTTTCCGTTTGGGAATTTGAAAATACGTATATAGCCCCTTAGTTATATATATCTAACAATACACTTTCAGCTTCTCCCCAGACAGCACCGGGCCTACAAAAATTTTTTATTATATTTTTTTTACAAGGTAAGATACAGTTTACGAATACATATCTTTTTGTAAAGTATATTTTACTTTAAGATAAAAGAGCGACATTAGCTAGTTATATTATATAGTAGTAGGCTAACGTCACTGTTTTTACAATGCGTAAGATTTAGGTTTGTTGCGTGAGTATATAACTATACTAAAATTAAGATATGGCACAGAAATTATCACTTATCGCTGCTAGAGCTAAAGCAATACGGGATAAGGCATTTGCAATGACAGATGAACGAAGAGAGAAGAAAGCGCATGCGCAAAGAATGCATAGAGGTAATCCATCTGCTAAAGGAAAGGACTATGACCATGAAGATGGTAGGTTTGAATCTGTAAAGCAGAATAGAGGCAATGAAGGAGAAGGTACTAAGAAGGAAAGCGGAAAGAAATATAAAATAGATAAGAAGAAGTAAGATGATTACAAAAGGTATAGGTCCACAAGGATTGGGTATTAAAGGACATAAAGGTCTTTGGATTGGGGATGCCAGTAATAATAAGAACGCTATGAAAGAAATGATCAAAAGAAAAGACGGCTCTAAATCTGAGAGAGGATTATGGGATAACATACGCGCTAATAAAGGATCCGGTAAGAAACCTACTAAAGCAATGTTAGCACAAGCAAAGAAGATAGAAAATAAAAAGAAATAAAATGGGATTTAAACTAAGAAGTCAAAACGGACCAGGCGACGAACAATATAATAAAGACACAAAACAATTTGAAGGTTTTGATAAGTCTAGTGATACGCTAGTAAAAGGCAGTTCTCGTTATGATCTAAATGCAGCACGTAGTATAAGCCGTATGAATGCCGGCGGGGCAGCTTTGAAGTTAAGCGGAAAAAGCGGTGGGTCTTATTCTTCGCCTAATCCAACCAGTGAAAAAGCGTTCCAAAACCCAGTGGGAGGATACACGTACATGGCTAGCTATAAAAAAGAAGATTTAAAGAAATCGGTTAAATAGTATGGCTACTCAAAAGGCTATGGGTAAAGGCCAGTTGATTGATAGATTATCAGCGCAAGTTGGTAGTCGTTCAATGGCTATTGGTATACTCAAGAAACGTGGTGACTTAAAAGCAGATGGTAAAACATTAACTGCGCATGGTAAGAAACGTAATGCCATGACAGCGGAGGAACGAGCTAAGGACCGAGCTTCTAAAGCAACTGGAAAACCGGCAAGTAGTTTCACATACAACGCATCGACAAATAGAACTAAAAAGAAATAACATGGCAAAGACAGCAGCGTGGACACGCAAAGAAGGCAAGGACCCAAAAGGTGGATTGAATGCTAAAGGGGTTGCTTCATATAGAAGAGAAAACCCAGGTAGTAAATTACAAACCGCGGTGACTAAAAAACCATCGGAATTAAAACCTGGTAGTAAAGACGCAAATAGACGTAAATCTTTTTGCGCTAGAATGTCTGGTATGCCAGGCCCAATGAAAAAACCAAACGGAGAACCAACAAGAAAGAAACTTGCTTTAGACAAGTGGAATTGTTAATACATAAACATAAAAAATAATGGCAATAGCATATAGTTACCCAACAGCTGCTCCTGAACTACAAGATCTTTTAATAGGTACAGAAATGGCGGAACAAGGAGGCGAAGGGTCTCCTAGAACAAGAACATTCACGGTTGGCTCAATAGTAGGTTTAATTACATCAGAAATTAGCGGAGGAATACCGGGCCCAGTAGGCCCAACAGGTGCGCAAGGTATCCAAGGTAGTCCAGGCGTACAAGGACTACAAGGGGCTGCAGGTCCAGTAGGGCCAGCAGGATTGAATTGGCAAGGTTCGTGGATTCCTAATAATAATTATAATGAAGATGATGCAGTCGGGTATGGAGGGGCATCATATTTTTGTATATTAGAAGTTAGTGATGTTATTACGCCAAATTTAGATACTACGCATTGGGCATTATTAGCTTCTCAAGGAGCAATAGGTGAGCAAGGTCCCACGGGTCCGCAAGGGGCTCAAGGCGATCCTGGACCAAGTGGTACAATAAATGAAGGTGATTATGTTAAGAATACCGCCGACGTATTTGCTCCTACGCCTAAAATTACACAAATAGTAACTTTAAGCCTTGCGCAATATACTGCCGCAATAAAATCAAATAGTACACTATATATAATAATATAATGAGTGATTTAAAAATAAGTAATATTACGCCGGCAGTTGGTAATATAAAAACAGGGTCTACAAACGTAAGCAAAATATATTGTGGATCTACTTTGGTATGGCCCCCTACATCTATAGCATGTGTTGCATGCAGTGTTGGCGACGTGCCAATTGGTACACAGATTTGGACTGGGTGCAATCTTAGCGTGACAACATATAGTGATGGCATTACGCCAATACCAGAAAAGTATAGTCTTAGCGACTGGGCAGCATATCCTTATGGTGCATGGTGTTGGTATGGTGGTGAAACTTGGTGTAAAGAAGCACATGGCAGACTTTATAATTGGGCCGCTATAAAGGGGATTTATGATGAAGCATCTTTATTAGACCCGAATCTACGAAAAAGCATTGTTCCAGCAGGTTACCATGTTCCAACAGATGCAGAATGGACAATATTGAGCAACTATCTTAGTGGAGCGGCTGTTGCAGGAGGCAAAATGAAAGCAACTGGCACAATTCAAGGCGGCGATGGGTGGTGGGACTCTCCAAATACGGGAGCTACAAATGAATCTGGTTTTACAGCAATTGCTGGAGGAGCTAGGACAGATGCCGGAGTATTTTTTAGTGGGACTAATATTGCGTGGTTCTGGAGTTCGTCGGAAGACGAGGTTAATGTTGACTTAGCTATAGGTCGCTCTATAGTTAGCGATGATATTTCTATTGGTACAGAGAGCCGTGACAAAGGTTGGGGAATGTCAGTAAGATTAATAAAAAATTCTACACCTATTGCTCCGGCAATAACAACATCACCAATTTTAAGTATAACCCAAACAACAGCAGTTAGTGGCGGGTCGGGTATAGTTGATGGCGGATCAGCAATAACAGCGAAAGGGGTATGTTGGAGTACAACCCAAAATCCAACAATAGCTTTACCTACTAAAACAAATGATGGCACTGGTACAAGTACTTTTGCAAGTGATATTACTGGATTAACAGCCGGGATAACGTATTATGTTAGGGCATATATTACAAATAGTGTTGGAGTAACTACTTATGGTAATCAATTAAGCTTTGTAACCACGCCAGCTATAGTAAACAATTATGGATATTTATATAACGAGAGAATAGTAGATGAACCAAATTTTGCTCCAGCAGGATGGCGGATACCTACTTATTATAATTCTAACGGAACAGATGGAGATTGGTTTATATTAAAATCATACTTAACCTCCCAGGGTTATGGAACTAATTTTGCAGGCGTGCTAAAAAGCACCAGAACCCAGCCAACCGCGAGCCCTAGTTGGGCATTTCCAAATACTGGAGCTACTGATATTTATGGGTTTAATTGTTTACCTGCTGGATATAGAGGGGCCAACGGCATTTTTTCTGGGTTAACGACCAATGGTTCGCTCCATTTAGCCGGGTATAGCGGTAGTGCGCCTTACCCTAGAGTATGGGGTTCTATAGTTTTTCAAAACACTCTAGGGACTTGGTCAAATTCAGCTCACACAGGTGTTCTAAATACTGGGGTTTCCGCTAGATTTGTAAAAACTGACCCTAATGCATGGAATCCAGGAGATACTATTACAGATAATGATGGTAATGTCTACGAAACTGTTAAAATCGGCACACAAGTATGGACAAAAACAAACTGGAAATCTACTAAATATACGAACGGAGCTACTATCCCAATGCTACAAGATAATACCCTGTGGCAGAATGCCACCGCCGGGGCAATGTGCTATTATGCAGTTTAAATAAAAAATATAAATATAACTGGTATATAATGTATCAGTTATATAATATTTTTATTTTTACTTTTAATAAGATTGACAAAAAAAATAATTAATTATTAAATTAATAAATACAAAATAAACAATGGCTATAATATATTCATATCCATTAAACGACGATATAAAGCCGTTAGATGAGTTAGTTGGTACAACGGAAAAGAATATTAATGGTCAATTAAAAACTGTTACTAGGAATTTTCTATTAGCAGATTTAGCAGAGTTCTTTATAGTTGACGGTGGATTACAAAAGGAAATAATATTAACTACTAATGGTACTAGTGGAGCATCTACATTAGATCAGCTTACCGGTGTTCTTAATATACCGCAGTATTCTGAAGCAACGGATTTGGGCTATATCGCATCGGCATTAAACGGTATAGTCACAAGCAGCACTGGATTAGATGCTACAATACCTTTAGCAAATTCTACAAATGCTGGATTATTAAACCCCGCTGGTTTTATTGTATTAGGGAATACTAGCGGAACCAACACTGGTGATCAGAACTTACAGAGCGTGACTAATATGGGTTCTGTAACTACAAATTCTATTACGGCTAATTCTTTTATAAAGTCTGGTGGAACTGGAACAAATATTTTACTAGACAACGGCTCAACAGTAGCATTGTCGTCAGTAGGTGGAAATACAAACTTATCTACGTCTCAAACTGCAACTAACTTTACCATTAATAGTGATACAGGAACGGACGCGAGTGTGCCTTTAGGAAACGGTACTTTAGCAGGCGCTACTTTAAATAATTACACAACTACTGAAAAGAATAAATTAGCAGCAATAACAGGAACTAATACAGGCGACCAAGATTTACAATCTGTTATAGATAATGGGGGTACTGCCTCAAATGCTAATGTTATTTTGAGTTCTGAAGGAGGTAATACTTTAATTTTAGGTGGAGGTGCTGGCGGAACTGGTACTTTATTGGTGTCTGGTACAGAAGAAGATGGAACTGCTATTAGAGCAGAAAGCTATGACGGTATTGCTATTAATGCACAAGGTGGATTAGGTTTGGCTATGTATGCAGCATCAATAGATGAAAGTCTAACCACAGATAAAAATGTTGATGTAGCTAATTTTGTTAATAATACTTTGAAGGATGTTGACTTTCTTTATGATTGTAGTAGTATTAATGTTAATACATTAGATGCTGACGGAATTAGAGTATATACAAATACGGGTATTGGAACTACAATAAATCAAGGTTCATCTGGAAAAGGACTTGTAATAAATAGTGGAACATCATCAACTGGAGTTCCATTAACTATAAATAAAAACGGAGTTGATAAATTAGTAGTAAACCAACAAGGTGAATTAACTGCTGAAAAATTAATAAAATCAGGTGGTACATCATCTCAAATATTAGCGGCTGATGGTTCCGTAATAACTGCTGGAACAAATATAACGATTACAGGTGGTGTTATATCTTCTGTTGGTGGTGCAGGTGGTGGAGGTTCAAGTGTTAATTATTATTTAAACGGTGGTACAAGTCAAGGTACATTTGGAGGAGTGACTTATTATGAGTTTAGTAAGACTGCAGTAATAGGAACAGGGGCAGATTTTAGCAGAAGTTCAAATGGATTAATAGCTTCATTTATAACCGATGTAGCAGACCCTTCATTATTACTTATTCCTGCTGGAAATTGGAATTTAGAATTTTTCTTTCATTCAAATTCTCCCGGTGGTTCACCTTCATTTTATGTTGAATTATATAAATACGATGGAACTACATTTACTTTAATTGCAAGTAGTTCTGCTACTCCTGAAGGAATAACAAATGGTACATCTATTGATGCTTATTTTACAGCATTAGCAGTTCCTGAAACGGTATTAACAGTTAATGATAGATTAGCGATTAGAGTTTTTGTAAATGCTTCAAGCAAAACAATTACACTACATACTCAAAATGGACACCTTTGCGAGGTAATAACAACATTCACATCTGGATTAACTGCTTTAAATGGATTACAAGCACAAGTTCAAAATTTTGCAACAGGAACAACAGGAACAGATTTTGCTATTAATTCAAGTGGAAGTACACACACATTTAATTTACCAAGCGCAAGCGCTACTAATAGGGGCGCTTTATCGTCTGCAAATTGGACTACATTTAATAATAAATTAACTCCAAATGCAGCAATAACTGGAGCAACAAATACTAAGATAACTTATGATGCTAATGGATTAGTAACTGCTGGAACTACATTAATCGCTTCAGATATTCCAAATATTGCACAATCACAAGTTACAAGTTTAACAACTGATTTAGGATTAAAGGCAAATTTAGCATCTCCTACATTTTCAGGAACACCATCATTACCAACAGGAACCATTGCTATTACTCAAACCGCTGGAGATAGTTCAACTAAATTAGCTACTACTGCTTTTGTAACAACTGCTGACAACCTTAAACAAGATAAATCATTATCTGCATATAAATTAATAGCTAATAATACAAATACTACTGCAAATGGTGTTGAACAAGTTTATAAAGATATAGCAGAAGCAACAGATTTATCAACTGTATCTACAATTTCTTGGATTGCGGCAACTGCACCAACTTCTCCAACATCATTAAATTATAAATGGACTCAAATAGGAAGTTTAGTAATTGCAAGATTTAATTTAAACTATACAAATGCTGGTACAACAGTTCAACAATTATCAATAACATTGCCAAATACTATGCCAACCCCATTATCTCCAACTGGATATACTGCTGCAAATGATGTATTATATCAAGTAATTGGAAATTATGCAGGAGCTAAAGCGGCAGCAGGGGCAATGCCGACATCATCAGTTTTAAGAAGAAATGCTGCAAATAATGGTTATGAGTTAGTTATTAATAGGGTAGCGGCTGCTGTTACTTCTGCTCAATTAACCGTACAATATTTTACATAATATGAAACATATAGTTCAAACAAATAGTATAGGTACAGATTTGTACACAATAGTAAATATAGATAATTATATTGGAGAATTAGAAAATCATCCATTAATTATTAATCATCCTAATTTATTTACAGTATCAGAAAATGATATTCCTGAAGCACGTCAATATTTAATTTACGAATAAATGGAAACAAATTACGAATGGGTTATTTCTGCAATGGATTGTAGAATAAAAGAGGGTGGTTTAGAAAATATTGTAAATGTGGTACATTGGAGGTTAAGAGCCTTTAATGATATTTATATTGCTGAAACTTATGGAGCATCAAATATACCTGAACCAAGCGGAACAGATTTTACGCCTTATGAGGATTTAACTAAACAGCAAGTTGTTCAATGGTTAAACAATGTTTTAAATGTAGAAGAAATAAAAATTAATCTTAATGAAAATTTATTTTTACAGGAATATCCTGTTGAAGTAAGTTTGCCATTACCATTCGAAAATGAGTAAAGAACAAATAGATATTTTAATATCAAAATGGATTTCCCGCAAATTATTAGTATTTATAGTTGCTTGTAGTGGATTATTTATTGGAACATTAACAAGTTCAGACTGGGTAATTATTGCAACGGCTTATATAGGTATAGAAGGAATTACTAATATAGTTGAAAGATTAAAAAGATAAATATGAAAATAGAAGTTAAAAGATTATATAAAACAGAAAATTCAACAATAGGCGAATTAACTATTGGCGGAAAGTTTGAATGTTATACTTTAGAAGATAAAGAAAGAGATGTAAAAATAAAAGGAGAAACGGCAATTTCTAAAGGAACATACAAAGTAATAATCAATCAGTCAAATAGATTTAAAAAGTTATTGCCTTTATTATTAAATGTACCTAATTTTGAAGGTGTGCGTATTCATCCAGGCAATTCTAACCATGATACAGAAGGATGCATATTAGTTGGTCAATCAATATCAAAAGACTATATAAGTAAATCTAGAAAGGCATTTGAAAAATTATTTAAGAAAATGCAATTGGCAAAAGAAATAACTTTAACAATAACATAATGATTAAAAAAAATAAAGGTGTAATCGTATTTTGGCTAGCTGCTACATTGGCTGTTATTTTTATAGCCATGCTCTCCTCATGCGCTTCTAGAAAAGTTATCACGGATAAGGTAGTTATTAAATCGGACAGTGTATCAATTACAAAAGATACATTGTCAATAAAAGTAGCAGATAGTAGTTATACAAAAAAAGAAGTAGTTTTAGAAGATATAATTATTAAGCCAATTGATTCCTGTGCAGAATTTATTGTTGATGGTAAAATATATAAAAACGTCACTATAACGATTAAAAAGCGGACTAATAGTAATATACATTCAAAAAGTAAAAAGACTAATTTAAACACGTCTAAAACACAAAAAACGGCAATTAAAAAAGAAACTGTAGCAAAGAAAAAAGAAATAATCAAAAAAGCAAATTATATTCTACATCTAACTGCTTTATTATTTATTATACTTGTTGGATTTATAGTTTATAAATATCATAATAAAATAAGTGTACTTAAGATATTTGGTTAAAAAATATTAATACTGCGTAATAATAGGAATATAATCAAATTAAATTAAATCAAATAAATATGTCAGATGCAATTGTTAAGAACTTAAGTTTTGGCGATGATGCCAAGAATAAGGTTTTTGAAGGTATTACAAAATTAACTAAGGCTGTTAGTTCAACATTGGGAGCAAGTGGTAAATGTGTAATGCTAGAAGATGGAGCAGGTAATCCTGTAATTACAAAAGATGGTGTAACTGTAGCGGATAGTGTTGTGCTATTGGACCCTATTGAAAACATGGGAGCGAGACTTCTAAAAGAGGCGGCTAGAAAAACGGTTAAAGAAGCAGGCGATGGAACAACTACGGCAACAGTATTAGCTCATGCTATTTTATCGGAAGCTTATGAAATTAAAGACGCTATTAGTTCAAGAGAACTTAAGAATGGAATTGAGAGCACTGTTGAAAAAGTAATTGAATATTTAGAATCTATTGCAGTGCCAGTCACCGGAACAATGATTGACCAGATTGCAACCATATCAACAAACAATGATCCTATATTAGGAAAGATTATTGGTGATGCATTTAGAGCGGTTAATGAGACCGGTATCGTTATGATGGAATCATCATCGCTAGCTGAAACTGAAATTGAGATATTAGACGGAGTACAATATGATAAAGGATTAGTTAATTCTCATTTTGTTACAAACCATACAAAAAAAACTGCTGAACTAGATAATCCACAGGTATTGATTATTGAATCACCAGTTGAAAATATTAGGCAGATACAATCAGTATTAGAATATATTATAAAAACAAATAAATCTTTATTGATTATTGCGGATGTAGAACCAGTGGTTATATCGGCATTAGCAATGAATAAAGTTAAAGGCAATATAAAAGTCAACGTTATCAATGCCCCTACTTATGGTATAAGTAAAAAAGACATGCTATCAGACCTAGCTTTATTAACAGGAGCGACTGTTATTAACGAAGATCTTGGTGACGACATGGATTTAATTCAACCAGAATATTTAGGTTCATGTTTAAAAAGCATAACTAGTGATGGCGACACAATATTACAAGTCGGCGAACCAACAGCGGATGTTACTAAACTAATAGATGAGATAAAAACAAAGCTATTAGATAATAATCCTCCTGGTGAAGTTATTAGATTAGAAAGAAGATTAGCTAGGTTATGTGCTAAAGTAGCTATTGTAAAAGTAGGTGCTAATTCAGATATTGAATTAAAAGAAAAAGCAGATAGAGTTGAGGATGCAATTTGCGCAACTAAAGCGGCTATTAAAGAAGGGATTATTCCTGGTGGCGGTATTGCTTTGCTTGATGCCTCAGAAATTATTATTTCAGACTCAGCAGGCGAAATGGCATTACTAAATGCAATCACTGCGCCATTTTATACTATTTTAAGAAATGCGGGTATTGATGCAATACCAACAAATAGGCGTGTGGGATTTGGATTAAATGTTATAACCAATAGAACGGTTAATATGATTGAAGCGGGCATTATTGATCCGTTATTAGTTACTAAGTCTGCATTAAGAAACGCAGCGTCAGTTGCTGTTACAATATTATCAACCGATTGTGTAATCAATAATTTGAGGATCAATGAAGGCAATAGGTAATAATATAATTATACTACCAAAGAAAGTAGTTACAGATAAAACAAAAGGGGGTCTTCTATTGATTGAAAAAGATAAAGAAGATATTAGATATAGAGAAGCAGTTATAGTATCAGTTAGTGACGATATAAAAGCAGTTGTTGAAGGGGATGAGATATACTATGATAAGCATGCTGGCCACGGAATTGAATTTGAAGGTGATAAATACACTATCATAAAGTTACAGGATATAGTTGTTGTATTATGAAACGGTTTGAAGCTAAGGACATAAAAGAACTTAACTTATTAAAAAATTATAGAATAATACGCAAATGGGCATGCAAAACAAATGAATTAAGTGATGCCGATTTAGAATTGCTAATATACTTTGATTGTATGGACTTCTTTACAAAACAAGATTTTAAGATAGGTACATACTCATACAGTTGGGATAATAGACGATGGAACTCCTTATTAAAAGAAGGATGGATAATCGTTTGGAGACCTAGAAATCATACAACACAAAAATACCATATATATAAAGTTTCTTTTAAGTGCAAACAATTAATTAGTAGAATGTACCGTATAATGCTCGGTATTGAAGAAATACCTACTAGCACACAAAGAAACCCTATAATGAAAGGTAAAACCTATAGTGATACAGTATTAAAAAAAGCAATAGAAAACGTTAATAAAAATAATTAAAATGATAGACAACTATAACTCAAACCTAAACCAATTGCAACCTAATGCAGTTAATCCTAATGCAATGGGTAATATGCAGACATTACAAGGGGTGAATGGAACGCAAATGTCAAATACATTTAATAGGACTGTTGGAATGTCTCCTATGGACGCCAATGCTCCTACACAATATGATATGTCTAGTGTGCCAACACCAACTCCCCAAAATGTACAAACACAAATTATGCCAAACAATAACCTACAAACATATTAATCATGATTTTAAACATTAAAAAACACCCAATGGATTCCCATGATAAACTTGCTTCCGACTCAGGAGTTGGAGCTAACGCTTTATGGAATGGCCCTTTTAATACTGATTCATTGCCAAAAGGTAAAGGTTCTAGTTCTGGCAAAGACGGTATCATCTTAAATAATGATAAACCAATGGCTTGCGGTTGTCCAATTACTCAAAAAGCAAAAGGACGTTCTAATGGGGCATACTGATTTAAAAATATATTTATTTAATAGCACTGCTATGGTTATAAGCATGACTGCAGTAGAACCAGTATTAAAAATAATGTTACTAGTAGTTTCTATTGGTTATACCATCAATAGATGGATAGGATTATATACAAATAAAAAAAATATTAATAAAACTGAAAAATAATTATTATGAAAAAAATGGTAACAGAAAAAGCTACTGGAGAAAAGTATGCTTCTAAAGCGGCTATGGCTAAACACGAAAAAGGTGAAGGCAAAAAAATGCAAATGAAAGAAAAAGTTGCAGCAAAGAAAACAGTAATCAAAAAGAAAAAATAAGATGGCATATACTCAAACACCAGGAAGAGGTAATAAACCTAAAACAGGAGATGGATTACCCACAAGTTTAAATAGCGGAGCAGTTGGTAACCAAGAAGGATATAACCCGGCCACTTCTCCATTACCAAATTTAGCTAATAAAGGAGGTTATGAAAAAACTTTAGATACAACTGAAGACTTAATAATATTAAGGGGAGGTGATAAAAAAGAAATATCTAGAGCTAGAAAAGGTTCCGCAGCTGCCACTGAACTTGAAAGAAAATTTCAAGCAGAAAAATCTGATACAAATACTAGAAGACTTACTAGTACAGTTTATTTGGCGGGTAGACAAAACATAGGGATGACGTCTAAATAAATTATAATACGTAATTACATATATTAAACAATCAAATTAAATAAAATGAGCACAGAAATTAAAAAGATTACAACAGAACAATTAGAAAAAATTAATGAGGGACAAAAAGATTTGCAATCTGTATTAACTAATATCGGTGTTTTAGAATCACAGAAACATAGTTATTTGCATCAATTAGCAGATTTAAACAAATCTATTGAGGAATTTAAGTCTGAAATTGAAGCGGAATATGGAGCAATCAATATTAACCTGCAAGATGGTTCTTATACCGAAATTGTAAAAGAAAGCGGGTCAACTGATCTAAGCGAAGACTAATTGTGAGTTCTGTTATAAGAAAAATAAGTATAGGGTCAGATTATAAGAACGATGCCATGCATTACTCCATAGGCCAAACTGTATATGGAGGTCATGAGATTTCGCATATATTGTTTAATGAATCTGAAAATTCTTATAATATTCATATAAAAAAAGGAGATGAGATAATGCCATGGAAGAAGTTTAATTCTAACATGGCTATTTCGGTTGAATACGATTTAGAATATTGATGAGAAGTATATTTAACTTTATAGTTAAGCCATTAGGCGAAAGATATGAAAACAGCATTACGGTAGATAATAAAGAATTATTACTAAATACGAAAATAGAAAGTTTTAAATCTGTTAATAATGTGGCGGTTGTAATTGCAACTCCTTTAGCATTCAAAACAGAAATTAAAGAAGGAGATTTAGTAGTAATTCACCATAATGTGTTTAGGAGGTTTTATGACATGAAAGGCAGGAGCAAGAATAGTTCTTCATATTTTAGAGACGATCAATATTTTTGTAACATCGATCAAATTTATCTATATAAAAACGATAATAAGTGGATTGCTTTCAATGACAGATGTTTTGTAAAACCTATAAGAAATAATAATCATTTTAAGCTAGATAAAGAAAAAGAGCTTGTTGGTATACTAAAATACGGAAACGACTCCTTAAATAAGCTTAAAATCAATCCTGGTGACCTAGTAGGTTATACCCCTAATGGTGAGTATGAATTTATTGTAGAAGGCCAGCGATTATATTGTATGAAATCTAATGATATTGTAATTAAATATGGATACAAAGGAGACGAAGTTGAGTATGACCCATATTGGGCAAAATAAAACAAAGCAGGCTATTATAGACGCTGGCAGGCATGCCGTAGATGAATTAATAAAAGTTGCTATGTCTCCAATATTAACAGGCAACGACGACGATCCAGAACCTGAAAAATTAAAGAACGCCGCTGCAACAAAAAAATTAGCAATATTCGATGCGTTTGAAATTCTTGCTAGAATAGAAGACGAAACAAAAATGATTGAGGAAGCTTCTAAAGAAACTACAGCAAAACCATTTAAAGGATTTGCGGAGGGGAGATCTAGATAATGTACGAACAAACTTTATATAAAGTATTGCCAGATTATATAAAACCTACAGTTATTAAAAAAAACAATAGGTTAAATAAATGGAAATACGGATATGATAAAGACTATGATGTAGTTGTTATCAGTAAGACAGGCAAGATTGGTGAGATATATGAAATACAAAATCTTAGGATTGCATTACCATTAGATGAAGATCCTTATAAAAGATCTGAAGCAAAAGAAGAACAATATTGGGAGCAAGTTAAGTATCCAAAGGAATTGGATAAAATTAAAAACGTTACCGATTGGAATAAACATCCTGATAACTTTAAGGAGTATTGGTATGATTATATAGATCAAGAATTTAAAAGAAGAGACGAAGGTTTTACTTATTATAGTAATGGTAAACCTACATATATAACAGGTACACATTATATGTACTTGCAATGGAGCAAGATAGATGTTGGGGCAGCGGATTTTAGAGAATCAAATAGATTATTCTTCATATTTTGGGAGGCTTGTAAAGCAGACCCAAGATGTTACGGAATGTGTTATTTAAAGAATAGACGTTCGGGGTTCTCATTTATGTCCTCTGCAGAACTTGTTAATCAGGCAACAATATCTAGTGACTCAAGGTTTGGTATACTATCAAAGTCTGGGGCAGATGCTAAAAAAATGTTTACAGATAAGGTGGTGCCTATATCAGTTAATTACCCATTCTTTTTTAAACCTATCCAAGATGGTATGGATAGACCAAAAACAGAATTAGCATATAGAATACCGGCGTCTAAACTTACAAGAAGAAAATTAGATTCTAATGACAAGTTAGAAGATCTTGAAGGATTAGATACTACAATTGACTGGAAGAATACTGGTGATAATAGTTACGATGGTGAAAAATTAAAACTATTAGTACACGATGAAAGTGGTAAATGGGAAAGACCCGATAACATATTAAATAACTGGCGTGTTACTAAAACAACACTTAGATTAGGTAGTAGAGTTATTGGAAAGTGTATGATGGGTTCAACCTCAAATGCTTTAGACAAAGGAGGTGAAAACTTCAAAAGATTATATAATGATTCAGATGTTACGAAAAGAAACCGCAATGGACAAACTAGTTCAGGATTATATAGTTTGTTCATACCTATGGAATGGTCGTACGAAGGATTCATTGATACTTATGGGATACCTGTATTCGATACTCCAGAAAAACCCATTAAAGGCATAGATGGGAACTATATAGAATACGGAGTTATTGAACACTGGCAAAATGAAGTTGATGGTTTAAAACAAGATCAAGATGGTTTAAACGAATACTACCGTCAGTTCCCAAGAACAGAACAGCATGCATTTAGGGATGAGACAAAACAATCTTTGTTTAATCTTACAAAAATATACGAGCAAATAGATTATAATGATGATCTAAGAAACTCGCAAGTTATAA